TAAATTAAAAGGAGAGTATGAAAGAAAAGAGAAATACGTTATATATTATATAGGTCTCACTCGTCGCTGCGTAAATATTGGCAACCACCGCAACGGAGTCCCTGTTGCCTGCGCTACATAATATATTGAGACATTAATGTCTCAGCATCTTTGATGCTACATAATATAAAACTAAACCACGTTGCGTGGATAAAGAGCAAGGAGAGGATAGGGTGGATGTACAACTAGAGAAGGAGGACTCATGATCATTGTACATCACTTGTGGCTCGTTGAGCCTGAATCTAATTTTATTATTAATCTATAACTATATATTATCACATACTTTATAAAATGTCAAGCATTGTTTTTAGGATAAATAGTAATTCGGTGGGTGACTCCAATTTCTTCTAAATCCTCGAAGACATATTTAACCGCGATATCTGAGAAACTATAACCCCAGAAATTTAAATTCAATCCACTAACACTTACAGCTAAAGTCTCTGCATATTGTTCAGCTTCCTCTTCGGTTGTAAATACTGTATTAGTTTTCTGAACCAAAACCCTGTTATATATCTTAGAATATACTACGTGAATGTTAGTAGGGACAGATTTAAAATATTCAATATCTTCTTGAGTTAGAAGAAGGTCGTCATCCTTGACGGGGTTCTCCCTACCAACCTGTTGATTTTTGTTGTTGTTTTGTTGTTCCATAATTAATAGTTCTTGTTAATAAATTAGTATATGATTTAACTTTATCATAAATTTTTTAATTATTCAAGAACTTTATTATACAAGTATTTTATTATAAAGGCAAATCTAACAATCCGTTATACAGTTCTAATCTGGCACTTATGTTTTGTGCTGACTCTAATGATTCTATTTCTAACAGTATTTCCTTATTTGGCTCTATAATCCAACCTGATCCATATGAGTTCCCAACAGATCCTTTTGATTGGTTAGACGTGTTTCCTTCTGCAAAAATATCCGCTGCCCATTTTGTACCAAGGCTGGTGGGAGCTGTAACAGCATAAATATCAAAATCCCTGAAAGCCGGTTGTTCTGGCCTTAATGAAAAAACAGGTTCGGGGTCTGGAAGAGTGATAGGTGTAAATCCAGTATAAAATCTAGCAATAAGACCTGCCCCTGTAAAAGTAAAGAATCTAGCTTTTAGATCAACAGGTAATGTTCTTGTCTTAATGATAGAATAAAATTTCTGGTTAAGGCTAGCATTAGTTAATCTCCTACTGGCTTCCCACTGAGAGCCTAATTTTTTGTTGGATTCACTATAGAATTGAACATTAATAGCCCTATTGCCAGAAAAGGCTTCAGGAGGTATAATAGTAGAGGACTGAGATGATGATAAGATAGTCATTATATTCCACCGATTTCTTGTATGTTAATTATTGCACTATCGTATTCATTAGCACACCTCGCCCAAATCTCTAGGCTATTTGCTGTAATGATCCTAGTAGAGTCTTCATTGAATATATTTGAAACTAAAACACCATCTTTAGATTGTGCTGTAGGTTTGGTGCTAGATTCAAAAAGAATAATCATTGCATTTGTCTTTAATTGGATTGCCATTGGTGTTCCGACTGGTAATCCTGATAAAACATTAACTGAAGACCAATCTGAACCATCTATACTCTTATCTGGTATTCCCATAATAAACCTTTAGGTTGTTTAAATAGAATAAAACCCCATTCTGCTACAAGAGCAAAATAGGGTTAATAGTTATTTGACAAACTTATATTAACATATTTTTATAAAATTTTCAATATGTTAACAACTTATATTTTATAGAACAAGATTTTTAAATTTAATCTTCTGTTGTCCTTTATCATTGTACCAGACTTCAAGAGACAAAACAGTTTTATCTTGTTTGATATTTAAATCATGAACAATAATCTTATCAGCCTTGTAACAGAAACAAGAAAGTGAGTGTTCAAGCAGCCGCTCAAGATTCTTTGATGTTTTCAAGACTACCCCCTTTCCGCCATTTGTACCAACCATAGACACAATTCAACAGGAATGTTACCCACATTGCCAATGTTGCCCAGCCTGCATCATCATGTTTAGATGCCGCCTGAATCCACATAGTGACTGCAACAATGTTTACACACATCCAAATCAGCCATTGTTCGGCATAACGCATAATCATCAAAGTAGTTGCAACAATACTCAGAATCGCAGTGGCTGAATCAAGACCCGGCATTGAGCCATTCAACAGATTAAGAAACTCTGCATATACTACAATCGCCAATCCTGTGCCAATAAACAAAACAATTCGTTGTTTGGTACTCATGATCTTTTTAATTACATCGTAATTTTCATTGGAGCTATTCTTCATCCACAAGTAATAACCGATTACCTGCATAGGGAGAAACAAGAACGCATAAGTAATTGTTTCGCCATACAACTTGAATTTATATGAAATCCAAGTATACAATGCGGTTGCAATGAATCCCCAGAAATAACTACTACTTTTACCTTTAGCAACTAGTACTGCACCAACAATTCCAGTAACAGATGATGCGAATTCCACACCACTGGCATTTGTGTAATAACTCACAGCACTGATTGCCACGACTACAGTAACCATCCAGAGATAATCCAATTTAGGTTCAAACAGATCATCTAGAATGGGCCATGCAGCACTACTGAATTTGAATGTAGGATGATTCACTGTTTTACAAACAAACCATCCACAAACACTACCCAAGAACAGACAATAGCCCAACAACAAAGTGGGATTAACGGTCATAAACAAATCAGCCCAAGTATTCATTGTTAACTCCTTTCAAGTAGTTCATCAACTAGTTTAACACTTTCAGTGAAACGAATGTAGTAATTTCCACTGACCATTTTATACTGAATATCAAATTCTTCACATAGATCTTTAAGCAGTTGGAACGTTTGTTGACGTTTCTCCGGTGTGCTGTTTAATCTAAGTGGATCATATACCCATTCAACATCACAATCAAGGAAAATAATCAGATCATAATCTTCTTTTTTAACCATTTCACGGAGAAGTTGACTATCTTTACCCATACACATCACACTAAACAACGTGATAAGGTTATTAGTGTCGCTAAACAATACTTTTCTAGCATCTTTAAGATATTCACGTTCTTTACATTTATGCTTCATTGCAACGTATTCATAGTCTTCAATTGTCATTGTTGATTCTGAACATCCCAATTCATTTTCACATATGGTTCTACCAACTTCTTCAACATATTTTGTACCATAGTATTGAGCAAGATTAATGGCTAATGTACTTTTACCTGAACTTTCAACACCAATAATACAAACTTTCTTTACAAAATCTTTTTGAGCCTCTTTACTGATATAATCCCAATGTAAGCTCAAATTATTCCTAACGTGAGTGGCGGAGATATCTACCATTTTCCGTTCAGGATCAATTAATACAATTTCTGAATCAGGAAAATTCCTCTGGAAGTATCCGTTATATTCAACTTCTGAACTAAACACTTTATCAAAATGTGAACATTTATAATTATGATAAACTTCATTCATCAAAAGTTTAGTAAAATCAACTTCACCGTCAGGATAACTTTTAATATATGATTCATCAACAACACTAATTTTTATATTATTATAATGTTTAAATGTGTTAGTTATCCAAAGAGTTCTATTAATTTTGGTTTGAACTTTTTGTTGATAAGCTGTTAGAGTTTTTTGGAACTTTTCGTCCCAACATAAAACTACATGCAATTCATCAACTTGTGAAACTGCTCTAATAATGGCAGATACATGTCCTTTTGTCAAAGGAGCCCCCTTCAAAAAGAATAGACCTTTTGAAATATTATACATCAATTAACCTCCAAAATAAACATTGAACCAATATGCTCATCTTTCATCAATTCAATCACATCTTCTTTTGCCGAGGTTGTTGGATCTGAGAACATATCGTAAACAAGATTTGTAAGATCTTCGTCATATAGATTGACAACATCGTCAACAATGAGAGCAAAGATCCTACCCCACGCCACAGAAGTATCAAATACCTCAGTATGGGTATAATCATTAATGCGTGATAGTACGATTTTATTAGACATTCTTATCCTCCATATATTTCTTTGCGGCGCGGTATTCATGATAAGCAGTCAAGTCATGATTATAGCAGTTTCCATAATGTTCTACAAGATCAATTAGTTTCTGAATAATTTCATCTTGTTTCAAAAGTTCATTTCCTACAATACTGACGATACCTTTGTCTTGTAATTCTTTTGTATCCATTCCACGGCAAGCATTAACACAAGCAAGCATATGATCTACGTGTTTATCTGACCACAGTTTAAGATGTCCTATTGTATCTAAGAATATACCATTCTCTGATTCAATATATGTACTTACTTCGTCATTTCTCTTCCATTTACCTTTGGTAATCATTTATCCTCCTAATAATTTCAAACAAATTTAGTGATATGATGAACTACAAAATCAAACAACTTGAAAGAATAGTACCAGAATACAATACAAAATGCAAGCAACATTGCCCATACAACTCGAATTGTTACCGGATTCCAGTTAAGCTTTGATTTAAAATAGTGATACATTAGAGTCTCTCCTCAAAATCAAGATAGTTTGTTACTTTTACAGATTCAGTTTGCACACCATAATTCATAGAATCTATACCACCTTTAAGTGCCTTACGAACAAATTTTGTTAGTTGTTCAATATACCCATTGAATCTCACCATATTGACACCAACAAAATCCTTGTCACAACTGAACATTACATCCATCAATTCATAATAGTTTAATCCAAAGGCGTCACCAAAGAACATACCGAAATCGTAATAGTCTGAAACTTTATTTTTGAACACTTTAAGTTCAATACTGGAAAACCTCATACTATAATCAAAAGCAAACTCAGGGTAGTTTGCAGATCTGAAACCACACTCTTTCTTTACGTCTGCAATAGCGTTTTGTTTGAGTTGCTCATTCAATAAATTATACAAACCTTTAATTTTGCGCAATTTCTTTTCAATTTTGTTCATTTATTATTGCTCCTGTTTCATCATCTGTTTTAATATCGCATTACTCACCCCATTTGTCAACACTTCTGAGAACTCTTTCATCATCTTTTCAATTGGATGATCAACAATAATCGTACTCTTGGATATAGATTCAAACTTGATTTTATCTTCCTGCAACTCCAACATGAACATCAGACTGGCAAAATCATCTGGAAGAAGAAGCAGTTGAGTCTCTTTCTTGTTTTCTGGAATCCAAGCTGGGTAATCGGAATATGTAAATTGCTGGTATTGATTGTCTTTGTACCAGCTAGAGTAATCATGCCCATCAGGATATCCCCCATAATCTTGCCAATCATAACTAAAATTATCATCATCTGATTTCAGAACAAAACCATTAAGTTTCAACAAGTTGCGGAAACTGTCATTAATTTTGTTATCCCAGACACCCTTCAACGATACCTTGTATATTGTTACATTCACTTATATTTCCTCTTTCTTGATTAGGTGTGAGCTATAGTACACAAGGCATATAGTGGTGTCAAGAGTACAATGAAAAACTTTTGAAATATTTTTCGTATGTTAACTGTTGACACACTTTTCTTATGTGCTATACTAATAAAACTTAAGACAAACAGGAGAATTTTTATGTCAGATAATTTTGATGAAAATTATGAAGAGTTTAGCAAAGAGGAAGATATGATGTTTACTCGGGATATGCTACTATCGCAGGCAAGCGAGTTGCAAGACGTTTACAGATATATTTATGATTTCCATCGTCAACACCCTTGTGAAGAACTGGCTGTTGTGCTAAGATATGTTGAGCTTGCACGTATCGGTCTTGAGCAAGCTTTTGATGTTTTAGATGACAAATTGTTTGACTCCAGCGAAGGGAAAGATTATACTCGGATTCCAACTAAAGATTAAGGAGAAGATATGAAAACATTGAAAGAATTGCTAGAAACCCACCAATTGAAAGTAGGAGACCATTTCCGTTGGCAATATGATGAAACAAGAGAAGGCGCATCTTATTGGTGTAAATCACAAATGTGTATCTGGGATGGTAAAAACTTCAAAGATCTGTTTTGGAGTATGGGGACAGACTCAGAAAGTTATACACTACCAGAAGATTGTGTACTATTGTCATTTATGGGAAACATTAATGATTATGAAGAATGCAATGAGTATCAACTAAAATATTATGATGATATTGATATCTTGAATCGTTATCACTCAAATCACAGCAAGGGTTGGGGAGGCTGCTTCTTTATTAAGAAAGGTGCTCAACGTTCTCGTGAAAAGATTAAACAAGGTTTGTTGTATAAACTAGAGGAAGCCGAATACAACATTCGTTCCGCAATGAGTGACAAATTGCGGACAGAAAAAGAACTTGATAACTTGAACAAACCAGAGTATGATTTGGATAATATTTATTTTTAAGGAAAATAATATGAATAGCTTAGTAGATATTAATGGAAACACTATTAAAAACAACGCACTTATTTCTTGGAATGTTTACGACGGTGAAGATTATTCCCAGTATACATTTATTGGTATAGTTGTTGATTACAGTAGTGGCGAAGCTGCCAGACCTTTAATTGACAAGTATGTAGTGTATCTTGGTGGAGGTATTGATTTTGGTCGGGGAATTGGGAAGAAATTCTCATTTGATGAGGTTATCAATGAATCAGAAAATAATGATGAAGGTATGGTAGGGATTACTGTGCTTGGTTCTGGTTCAGATGTCCCAAAAGTTTTGAAACAACATTTTAATATCTGAGGAGAAAAGAAATGGATAAAGTACGAGAAGAATTTGAAAAATGGGCTAAACAATTCTTCAAACTGGATGCAGAAGATTGGGGAGAATATATTGATTATGAGACTCAATGGGCTTGGACAGTATGGAAAGCTTCACGAGAATCTATTGTTGTAGATCTTCCTGAAAACTGCAAAGGGAATGCTTTGACAGTTTCAGAACTTAAAGAACAACTTGATAAAGAAGGAATTAAGTATGACTTTTAAAGATAAACCAAAACAACTGTTCTCTGCACAACAACTATTAGAAATTAATAGTTCTGCTACTAATTTGGCTAACTCTGCAATGTTTGAAGCGGGGATCTTAGCTTTAGGTGGTGATCGGTGGGTCGGGCAGGAGGAGGGTGCATTACTGCCCCACATGAGGCAGATGTTGCGTGTGTTGCCGTTGAAGTTTATCATGGAGATGATTACAGAGCAAGAAAAGGAGAAGATGAGTGGAAAAGAAAGTAACACAGAAAAAAACGACAAGTAATAAAACTACCAAACCTAAATCTTCAGATAAGAAAGTTACTACAAAACAACCTGTTAAGAAGAAATCTAATTTTGATATACATGCACCACTATTTAAGACAAAAATGGAGTATGTGTACAAATGGCTGGACTATATGGATGAGACATATAATGATCCAAATGACGAATGGCTCAGTTGGGATGAGTACATGGTTTGGGCACCATGGCTTCGTGATGTGGAGTTTTATAAATCTAACAATATCCCTTGGACATTATTAAGTTGCCATGAAAGGATCCAGATGGGGATCTATGATCCGGTTAGTAAGAAAAGTCTGGATGATAATGACAAACCTTAGTATACTTTAGTTACAGAGTTGTTATAGGAGATTAAAATGAAAAGCAAAATCAAAGGGTGGACAATGTTGGTATTTATTGGTATCATTCTTGTTGTCGCTACATTTGTACCAAGTGTCAGCGCCACCGAAAGTAAAGCACACAGCAGATACAAACTTGTTTCTGAATCGGTTTCAGGAAATTACAAGACATGTTTGTACCGAAATGTTAGGGGTGAGACCAAGAGCACAAGTATCAACAAAGGTAAGCGTTGTCCCACTATATATTGATTAAGGAGAAAGAATGAAAAAGGTTGTAGATATTATTAAAGAACTTCGTCAAACATCTTCTCGTAATGAGAAGGAATCAATCTTGCTTGCAAACAAAGATAATGAAATTCTAAAGAGAGTTTTCTATCTCGCTTATGACCCAAGCATTAACTTTTATATTAAAAGTATCCCTTATGAAGATAACTGGAAACACGGTGAATATTTCGAGTATGATGAGGATGAAGAATTTGAGATTTTGTTTGATGTCCTTGAAACAATTTATTCTCGTGAAGTGACAGGAAATAAAGCAATTTCTTTCTTGGTTGGTGTCTTGTCAGAACGATCAACTGAGGTGCAAGAACTTGTTTGCAATATTGTCAAGAAAGATTTAGATTGTGGTGTACAGACAACCACAATTAATAAAATCTGGAAAGGTTTGATTACAGAACCACCATATCTATCGTACACACTGTTTAGTGAAAAACTAATTAAGAATTTCAAACTTCCGTGCTATTCTCAAATTAAACTTGACGGTCTCTATGCAGACGTGTTTGTTACTAATGATTCTGTTAGTTATCGTTCACGAAGTGGTATTAATTGCAAGTTCAAACTACCTAATACTGTAGAAGAGAAACTAATGGAGTTGATTACAGATTCAGGAGCTGGTTTTGTCCTACACTGCGAAGCACTTGTCCGTAAAGGAAACAGTTTTACAGAATTTGAAGAACGCAAGATTGGTAATGGATACTTGAACAGTGATGAATCTGATCCAGATAAAGTTGTTATTGTTCTCTGGGATGTTGTTAGTATTGATGAATATAATAATCGGAAATCAACAGAAAACTATATTGAACGTTTTAATCTGGTAGAAAATATTGTAGGTTATGTTGACACACCACACATTCAAATGGTAGAATCTCGTTTCTGTAATACAACACAAGAAGTTATTGATCATTTTGTAGAAGCACGTTCTAAAGGCATGGAAGGGACTGTAATCAAGTCACCTAAACTAAAATGGAAAGATGGTAAAGTTAAGGATGGTTTGAAGCTCAAAAATGAATTCGAATGTGAAATGAAAATTATTGGTTTCCAAGAACATAGTAAAAAGTCTGGACAGATCGGTGCAATTTTTGTAGAATCTGAAGACGGTATCGTGAAGTGCAAAGTTGGTAGCGGCTTGACTGATGCACAACGCAAGAAGTTCTTCTTGACACAAGATGAAATGATTGGTAAGATTGTAACAATCAAAGGGAATGATTTGGTAACTAACGAACTGAAACAAGATCAATACAGCATCTTCTTGCCACGTTTTGTTGAAATCCGTGACGATAAAATTGTTGCTGATACATTTGATAAAATTCTAGCAACAAAAGATAGTATTATTGATTTGTTGAAAAAATATTAAAAAGGAGAGTAAATGATTAAACGACAAACTAAATATTCTGCTGGTGCAGACCTTACTTGTTCAAAGCAGATAACTATTGAACCAAATCAAACTATGCTTATACCTACAGACTATTACATTGACAATCATGAGTACCACATGTTTTATATGCTTTCTGCCCGCAGTTCAATTGCGTTGAAAAAGAATTTGCTTTTGATGAATGGTGTTGGTATTATTGATTCAGACTACAAAGACGAAGTAAAAGTGATGTATCGCAATGTTGGCACTGAACCTGTTACCCTTGAAAAAGGCGAACGAATTGCACAAATTATTCCTCTTTCATATCTTCCGTTGTTTGAAGCATTAGACAATGAACGAGAAGGGGGTTTTGGTTCAAGTGGGACAACATAAAGGAGACTCTTAATATGCAGCGGCATCATCTCCAAAGTGGACAAAAGGATAATTAATTTATGGATCTAGGAATAATTTATAACCTACTTCAGAAAGCACAGAATTTAGATGAGTTCATGATGTACAACAACGCAATAATTCAAATCGAAGAAGAAAACCTCTTGACTAATTGCAGAAACGGTAGTAAAATAGACGAAGTGAAATCAGGGAAGAGTAAGATTCTCGGTTTCATTAATCGGAAAACAAAGGAGAATAAATAATGAAACTTAAGAAAATCAACAAAGTTGGTGATTATGTTGTCAAGATGTCACAAGCTGAAATTAATCTTCTTCATGAGCTGTTAGGATATGTCTCTTTTAAAGGACTTAAACAATATCCACTGATGGATAAGACAGTAAAAGACATGTTGAACTTTACAGATGATAATGCTTCAATTGTAGATGTCTATGAGTGTTTTAAGTTTGTAAAAGA